GTCGACTTGTGGACTGCTCTTCGAGTGGTCTTCGAGTTGATTATCGCTCAATTATTAAAGATCGACGTGACTATGGTCACTGATCCAATCTATATCCTTATGGAGATTGATTGGATCTTGTACATTGGTTACCTCTATCAATTTTTTGTTCGAATTTATTTCCCTCTCTTGATCATTGCCACTACGGCATGGTTGACCCATCGCTGCTTTGTGCGTGTGATGGATTTCTTCCGTTCTGTCGTGGCATTTGTTCTTGACTGTTTTTCATTTATTTGCAGGAAATTAGTTATAGATCACGTACTACTTATGTGGTATGGTGTCTCAAATGTCAATACGGATAAAGATGTTCGCATCGCAATCCCGATGGGCTACGATTTTTCTGCTAATAAACCCCATTTAAAAATTGAACTGGATGGCGAGCTGATTTGGGTTCCTATGGATCCGTTATTGGCGGCTTTAACCTCGAACTTTAGGGTTCATGGTAAGGAGTCAGCTATTCCCGGTTCGTCTTTTGTAAATGTTCCACAACCCGATAATGTTATTACGTTTTGGATTGGAACGCAATTCATCGGTTGTGGCTTTCGAGCTGCGGCCTTTGGAAAAACGAATATTTATACAGCAAACCATGTGTACATGAAAATCGCTGGCCGGAATGATGTTTGTATTAGGTATAAGAACCAGAAGGCTGTTATGCCGAAATTGGGCGTCTTCTCGCGCGGCGAGTCTGAAGAGCATGATTTCGTTGTTCTTAACGACTCACGTCTTATGACGGCGTGGGGAGTCAAGACTTTGAAGTCGGCCACGTATACTGACACTGCTGTTACGACCACTGGAACCACCGACGGAAAGAGCTGGCATATTGCCACGGGGAAATCGTACGCGAAGCGAATGATAGCCTTTGTGTTCAATCATGACAGTTCTACTGAAGCCGGTTGGTCCGGTTCTCCAATTTTAAATGGGTCTGGTGATGTCATTGGAATCCATACGGGTTCTGTTCCTAGCGATGCAGGTATAATTAATACCGGCACTGCAATTTTTGATTTGTTGTATGCTCTCAGGGGAGCTAACAAGCTGAAGATAATGGAATCATATGAGGAATATCAGAAGTCAGTTTGGTCCAACGAAACACAACTTGGTACGAATGGGAAAAGAATGACTTTTTATTACTCCGATCAATTTACTAATTTGGTCGTCAATGACATGGCGTATTCTTGGGCTAACGACGAGACCGGGGTAGACTTCACTGAAGACGTGGTTTTCGATGATGATTTCATCAAAGAATCTGCGACTGATGAGGAGGTTTTTCCCAGGGGCTTGGGAACCGAAGATGCCCACATTGCCTTCAACAACACAACAACCATTCTGAATGCGCAGGATTCATTGACGAGCGAAGAAAGAGAAATCTTGAACCTCCTAGATCAGTCAAAGAACTTGTCGCACTCGGACAATACAACATCAACATCGGTGGAGAAGAAAAAGAAACGTTCCTCAAAGAAGTCCAAGAAGTCGAAAGAACCAGTAATGGTTTCATTCGCTGGATTGGTCGATCTGGAGCAATTGTCTCTTCAGGAGTTGGAAAACCTCGTCTTGTCGAGGAAATCCACTCCGTCTTCCCAGAAACAGACAACCTCGCTTGGCCAAACAAGCAGCGGAAAGGAATCCTCGCAAGTCTTGGATACCATGGATCACTCTTTAGACAAGACAGAAATGTCCCAACAAGAGGAGAATTCGACCGTGCAGTCGACAAAGCCGTTGGAGAAATCCAAAAAGGCTGGTCTGACTTTGTCAAACGAGGAAAAAATGACATTCATACTAACGCGCCAATATTACGTGAAGGAGTTGAAGCCCAATCAGCTACAACAGAAAATCACGTTGCAAAACCTCCTAATGGAGTCCCCCGAGGATTTCGAGAGAAAGTACATGACAGCGCTGGCAATAAAACGCGAGCACAATCTGTTGAGGAAACTCGAAAGGCAATAAGGGACTCTCAGGAGTTTTTAAAATCTGGCTGTAAAATGGTCTCTAGTGCACCTGGTTTGCTTCGCGAAATTTTCGTAGCTCTTTTAGAGAGCAAGGAAGATTCTACGCCAGGCATTCCGCTCTCGAGTATCAATGGTAAGAAGGAATTTTGGCTTGAAGATTGGACGAGTCTTTCTAGCATCGTGCTAGATCGACTTTTACTTCTTCTTGAAGATCAATTGCCTGATAAGCCGAGTGACCTCGTTCTCGGTGGATACAGAGATCCAATCTATGTGTTCATCAAGGATGAGCCTCACAAACTTGATAAAATCAAAGCACAGCGCTTGAGAATTATTTCTAGCGTTTCTTTAGTTGACAGCGTAATTGAGCGCGTTTTATATTCGCGCCAAAATAAACTTGAAATTAAACTATGCAATGATATACCATTCAAACCTGGAATGGGACTTCATGATGAAGGACAGGAATGTCTTTTTAAATGGTTCCAAGACAGGCAAAAAGAATACCCGATCTGTAGCACTGATGTCAGAGCTTGGGACTGGAGTGTACCCGAATGGCTCCTCCAACTTGAAGTCTCCTACCGTCTGAAGACGGGTAGTGAGACGGGTGGTTGGGCGCGCCTTGTAAGGAATTACTCTCATGGTCTACATCGGAAAGTATTCCAACTCCCTTCCGGGGAAATGTTTGAACAAACGATTCCTGGAATCGTCGCCTCTGGCACCTTCTGTACATCTTCTGGCAACTCACATATGCGCCATGGTCTTATGACTGTGGTGCAATTGAAATGTGGTTGCGATGAGGATTGTAGAGCTGAGGGTGGTCAAATGGGTGATGATGCCCTCGAGAGATTTCTTGAGGGTTTGGAGGAGTGGTATAACAAGTATGGCTTTGAGACCAAAGGAGTAGAACTTAAGGACAGTGATGACTTTTCGTTTTGCTCAACTCATTGGAAAGGTGAACCATATGGTGAACCTGAATCGTGGACGAAGACTCTTTTCCGTTTTCTCGGGAAGAATCCTAGTGACCCGTTATATCCTCAATGGAGGGAGCAACTGGCATACGATCTCAGACACCATAAAGGTCTTGATCAATTGTTATGTCGAGTTGATGAGTACATGGCCGTTGTTGAGAGACAATAAAAGAAATTGTGAACATCATAGTAATATGGAAGCTGCACCGATCCCCCCTAGTCGAGCTGAATTGGCTCGAAGGAGAAGGCAGTCACAAATGCAACTTGCCGCTAATCGGCAGTTGAACGCAAACACCAGCCGGAGCAAACCGGTAAAACAAACCAATAATAATAATAATAGCAATATCGTAACATGGACCACGAACACGTGGACCCA